GTAGAATCTTCTGATGTAAAAGTAATATTTGCACCTGTACCTGGAGATCCAGCCACAGTAATAGTTGGTTTTGAGGAATAACCTGCACCAAAGTTAATAGTTGAAGTAGCAGTTGCTTGAACACCAACATATGTTAAGGTGGCAGTTCCATTAGTTGCTGCTCCAGAAAGATGAGTTGGACCAACAGAAGCATGTGTAGTACCAGCTGCAGTTACAGTATAAAGTCTATTTGAAAGATAAATCTGTTGTCCAATAGTTACTGCAGTCGATGCAGTCCACTGTGTTCCAATGTTAATAGTTGGAGCAGCATTGTATCCAAGTCCTGGATCTGTAATATCAAAACGAATAATAGAAGTTACAGACAATGTTGCTTTGGCTGTTGCTGGATATCCAACCCACTTTAATGTGGCAGTCCCATTAGACGCTGAGCCAGATGTATGGCTTGGTGGAGTAGAAGCGTGAGTAGTACCAGCTGTAGTTACAGTATACAAATTATTTGCATAATAAACTTGAGAGTTTAAAGCCAGACTAGTAGAAGCTGTCCATAAATTTCCAAGCGTAATTGTTGGAGCAGAAGTATATCCAGTACCACCAGAAAGAACTTGAATAGTTCTCATCTGTCCATATAATGTCAATGCTGTAATAGTTCCAGAACCATTAATAGTTGCTGTGGCAGTAGCTGTTGTTCCAATATAACGCAACGCTGCAGCACCATTTGTAACTGTATTGAAACGATGAACTGGTCCAACAGTGGAAGTAGCACCAGAAATAGCTACTTCATAAATGTTATTGTTATAAGATAATTTTTGTCCAGTTAACACTAATGTGCTTGGTTGCCATGTAACAACACCAGTAAATGGTGGATCAATAGAAACAGTTGGGCTGGCATAATTTAATCCGCCACTTGAAAGAGATATTCCATTCAAATAAACAGGATCTGCCTCAGAATAACCATCACCCACTACTGTAATTGCACCAGAAGTATATCCAGTACCACCTGAATCTACACGAATAGTTTGAAGTTGACCATTAGAATAAAACTGATTACGAAGAGCAGTAACAACAGGAATAAAATCATCTGTGACAAATTTATTACGTAGTGCAATAGGCACATTGTACATAAATTTCCACATATAACCATCAGAAAGACTGATAGGTTCAACAGTGGTTGAAGTTGGCTTAACTGTAGAAATTGCATTTAAATTATTATCTAAACACTTATATACGTTAAATTCATCTGTAACAACATAGAACAAACATCTTTCTAGTTGTTGGAATCCATTTGCAGAAATAGTAACAACAGCATTTCCTGCGGCATTGACACCATTACCACCAGCAATAATACAAGTTGGTGCGCTTGTATATCCACTACCTCTAGTATTTAATGTGATACCAGCAATAGTTCCTTCTACTGGTGCAATTGATGTAGCAGTAGCACCTGTGCCACCACCATCATTAACATAAACCCATTGTAGTTGAGCAGTGCCATTGGCAACTGTTCCAGTTGTATGTGTTGGTGCAGTAGATCCAGTAACACCAGTAGTTGTAACAATGTAATAATTGCTACCTGATTTAATTAACTTACCAGAAATATAAGAAGTTACTGCTGTCCAATTTACCGAACCTTGAGATCCAATGTAAACATATGGAGCTGAACCATATCCGTATCCACCAGAAGTTAAATTAACTCCTTGAACTTCAGTACAGTATTGATCATCATATTGATCGTAAATTGTACCACTGGTCCAGTTATAACGTGGGATAACATACGCTATATCTGTTGGTTTAATTTCTTTCAACGTAATAATATCTCTACGTGAATCCATCTCATATGCAAGACTATCTGTTGGATATGGAGGTGTTAGTTCGGTATCCCAAGTTACTGTTCTCCCCAAATAGTAGTAATATCTACTATTTCTAGTAACAACCTCGTTGTATAAACCATCTGCAATAGAATTATGCAGAATAGTCTTCATTAATGAAGATGTAGCCATTTTTATTTTCTTTTAATTAACTTACTGTAACAACCCAAGTAATAGCGATAGAATCACCTGCTGCTTTGTTAACAGCTGGAAAAGTTGTACGGCAAAGCATGTATTGACCAGCTGATGGGCTAGCAGCATATGTACCATAGTTAAAAATACCAGCTTCAGTGATAGCACCAGTACCTTGACCAGCTGCAAAAGTAGCAGTTCCAGTAACAGTATTAGTAGAAGCAGTAAAAGTCATAGACTGTCTTCCTGAAGACGCTTCAGTACCTAAGTTTACATTACCAGCAAGTGGTGTAGCAGTACCAGTACCAATAGCCATGTAACCCATTGTAGTTACAGATGCTCCAGCCATACGGGAAGCAATGTAGTTTTTGCCGTCAGTAACGACTAAGTTAGGTACTTTAGTTGCTGATTTTAAATTGCCATTCTCGTCAAAAACTTGAATGGTCAATTCGCCTATAACTCCTAAATTTTCTTTTAAATTCATCGAAATCTCCTTTATTAATTATCCAGTGAAGGTTTGTTCACCTGTTGTATAGTTTCCACTATCGTTTGCAAAATAAGAACTGCTAGTTGGATAAGGTGTATCTATGTAAGCATTTAACCAGATTCCTCCACCACTACCAGTCATTGTAATTGAACTCGTATCTGCTGTAACTCCATCATTTAAATAATGGGTAGCTAATCCTTTATTTAGGACAAAGTAAGGAACTGTTCTAGTATCATCTGAACCTACCTCAGAAACCATTGTAACAGAACTCGTATCTGATGTAATCCCATCATTTAAATAATGGGTAGCTAATCCTTTAGTTACTGCAAAATTAGGTGTTGTCTCAGTTGGGGCTACTGTATCAGTATCTAGAGTCGTACCATCATACAAATAATGATTATATGCTAAAGAATTTAATATTTTTGTTGTGTTAAGCGTGCTAACTCCAAGACGAGTTAATGAACTATATCCATAAGAGATAGTTGCCTCGGATAAAACCACTGAACTTGTATCTGATGTAACCCCATCATACAAATAATGAGTAGATAGTGGTTTACTCACAGATAATGTTCTACTAGTATCAACTAAAGTAACCGAACTAGTATCTGCTGTAACTCCATCATACAAATAATGCGTTGAAAGAGGTTTAGTTACTACAAAATTAGGTGTTGTTTCTGTCAGTATAACTGAACTTGTATCAGCTGTTACACCATCTTCAAGATAATGTGTTGCTAATGGTTTAGTTACCGCTAAGTTTGGTGTATTATCTGATAAAAATGCTTCATCTTGCAATGTTAATACTAAGAAACGTAACATTGATGTTAGGCTAGTTCCAGTATCAAACTCATTTCTAATGTCATACTCACCAAACATTGCCATACCTGCTGGATGAACCAGAGTCTTAATGGCTGAACGATATGTTTCTAACTTCTCGTCAATCTTAATGACATATGAGAATGCTTGATAAAATCTACTATCTTGGATATAAATTGCATCATCCAAGAAACCAAGATTACTTGTATAATATCCTGGATATTTTGCAAGAGAACCAAGAGTAATTTTAATAATTGCTGGTTCGTCTGGATCTAAAACTGTGTACTTATTATCTACGAAGAATTCACGAACAACATCACCTACGTAAGTGCCATCCCAATAACTTGTTGTGTTATAGTCTGATGTATTAATAATACCTTGTTCAAAGAAGCCATTGGTAGTTTCACTGAGTCCAACAGTCCAGTTTGGAGTTGCACCACCAATAGTTAATGCAGTTGAACCAGCAGAAGTAGCTGATTGACCACCAGCTGGTAATATAGTGGCTGTAAAATCATTAGAATAATTAATACCATACTTAACAAATTCAATACTAGTAATTCCACCAGCATCATTAACACCAGAAACTTTTAAAATTGATCCAGCACCAATTCCGTTTTTAACTTCGTACAAATCCCCAAGTTTAAAGTTTTTACCTTTTTGTTGGACAGTAACTTTTGATGTAGTTGATAGAATAGTAGCATCGAAGGTATCTGCATAACGAATTCTATCTCCTGGAGCAATATCTCCAAAGAATTTACGATCAATAAAGAATTCGTAAATACCTTCGGCGATTTGAACTATGCGATCAATCTCAACTTCAACATATTGTCTTTTGTCAATCTGAAGTCTAATAATTCTATTTGGTGTAACAACATCAACAATTCTACCAATAATAGCATCTGGATCACCAGCATTTACTCTGGCAAAAAGCGAAACGTCTTGGTTCCAACGACCATCTGATGCACGAAGCATCTGTCTTGATGGATACTCTAATGTAACATCTTTATTGAAAAGAACTCGAAATAAGAATTTAAATGATGCCTCACTACCTTTTGCAAGATAGTGGTCTTTCATGTGCTGTAATAAAAATCTTTCATCTATTACAGGTTGTGGGAAGTTTACAGCAACTTCATCTTTAAAATGTTTAATGAAAGAATCTAATGTGCTATCAATATCACCAAGTGTTTTTAAATCATTGCCATTTTGATTTTGCAGATATTCATAGTACGCTTCTAAGAAAGAAACGAAAGTTTGATTATCCTCCCTGACGAACTCAGGGAGTTGACTGGCAACTAACGATGATAACGTGCGACGAGTTATTGACATTATGAACGGCTAGTAGTGAATGTATAATTTTTACCTGCACGAAGATCGCCATTGGCAGTCTTGTCGGCAATTGCTGTTACAAATAAATGGTCTGATGCAATTTCAGCGATTTGAGTATATGCAGAAATAACATCGTTTGAAGATGGTTTAATACTAATCTCAAAATCAATATCAGCAAGACCTGTAATATTTAGATTCTTAATATTGATCTTTCCTTCTGCATAATTAACAGAACCGATAGTTGAGTCAACAATAATTTTCTGAGAATCTTGTGTGGCTGTACCAGTTGAACGATAGTAAAGAACCATATTTCCAACACCATCATCACTTAGATAATGTAGGAATTCGCTTCCTTTGATATAGAATCCAGTTGAGATAACTGAGTCTTCTGGAACACCAGAAGTGAAAATTGGATTGATAACATTAATGTCGTATTCAGCAGAAATATTATAACGTGGTGCTAACTTTCTTCTTAACAAAACAGTTGTGATGTTATTTGTAATTGAAGGTTCAGCTGCATCAATTAAACGACTTAACTTAGAAAAACGGAATACGCTTTCAAATTTTTGTAGATCAGAATTGTTATAATCTAAGATAACATTACGGACAATCGATGCCATGTCAGTTGAATTGTATGATGTTTCTCTATCGTTGTAGTAAACAGTAACATTTAATGCAATGTTGATATATTCTGCATCAACGATCTCTGGAGTAATTGAGACGATGTTTCTCGTTTC